ATATGAAAGAATCAAACGGAGGTTATAGTGGCTGCTACCGATTTAAATACAGTTCGATCCACAATAGAGGCTAGGTTAGCCACAGAGCTTGCTTCAAGCCCAGCTATCCCTGTTGTATTCAACAACATGACCTTTGATTCAACAGCAGAGGATACTTTTGTTCAATGTATTACAAGCTTTGGAAATAACTCATACTTAACTCAAGGAGGATCAAGTGATTCTGATAACCAGATTGATGGCCTTGTTTTGTTAAATGTATTTACAGAAGAGGGGCTTGGGGCAGGGTCTAACTTTACAATTT